GCGATGAGCGGCGGGTTCCTGCTGCCGCAGGAAGCCGACCCGGTGTGGGCGGGCGATATCGACCGGCTGTTCATCTCGCTCGTCCCGCCGGACTATATTGGGGTTGGCGGCGTGCTGGCAGGAGCGGTCGAGGCGCATGTCGAGCTGAGCGCGATCGCTTGCGAAGGGCCGGGATCGGTGCTGACCATCGGTGATGTCATCGTGCCCGAGCATGCGCTGGGGATCGCGAGCGGCTATGACGACAGTTACAACCTGACCCCGGCGCGCCTGCTGCGCCAGATGCTGCAGCTCGGCTATCGCGGCGCGATCAACCACTATGTCGGCATGAGCCATTATTTCCGGCTCGATCCGGCCGGGCTGGCGACGCTGAACGGCGGGGCAATCAACAGCCCGTGCGCGGCGTGGCATCGCGACTTTGCAGCGCGCGCCAAGGCGCTGGGCTATGCCGTGATCTGGTCGCTGTCATACGAGCTGTTCGACGCGCATTGCCCCCCGGCATGGAAGCAACGCGCCGCCAATGGCGATCCCGCGCTGACCGGATGGGTGCCGCCATCGACGCTGCTGTCGCCGGCCAACGGTGCAGCGATGGGCTATCTGCAGGCAGTGGCGCGGGCGTTCGTCGCCATTGCGCAAGGCACCGGAATGGGAGTGCGGTTCCAGATCGGCGAGCCCTGGTACTGGGTGATGCCCGACGGGCGCATCTGCCTTTACGACGAAGCGTCAAAGGCCGCGCTGGGCGGCAATCCGGTCGCGATCGAGAGCGTGTTCGCGCGGATGAATGCTGCGCAGCAAAATCTGCTTGATGCGGCGGGCAGCGTGCTGGCGGCATCGACCGCTGCGCTGAGCGCAGCCGTTCGGGCGGCAGCGCCGCAAGCCGAGCTGTTGCTGCTCGTCTATCTGCCATCGGTACTGAATGCGGCAGCGCCTGATCTGCAGCGCGCGAACGTGCCGACGGGATGGGCGCGGCCGGCGTTCGACGTGCTGCAGCTGGAGGATTATGACTGGGTGACGGGCGGCAACCGCGCCGACCGGGCACGTGCGATCGCCGCCATCGAGACGCGGCTCGGCTATCCACCGGCGCAGCAGCATTATCTTTCCGGCTTTGTGCTGCGGCCCGAAGATGCCGCCGACTGGGACGCCATCGACAAGGCCGCAGACGAAGCGCGGGAGCGCGGCGTGGCCGCAGTATTCCTCTGGGCAATGCCGCAGGTGGCGCGCGACGGCTTTATCCATTTCGATGACGGGGAGGATGACGTGCAGCCATTCGACGATGTGACCTTTCCCCTGGCGCTGGGGCGCGCAGCGGCGGCAGCACCCGAATTTTCCACTGCGATCGTCACGACGGCATCAGGTTATGAGCAGCGCAACGCCGACTGGAGCCAGGCACGGCTGCGCTTCGACGCCGGGCCTGGAGTTCGCAGCCAGACCGATATCGAGACGCTGCTGGCGTTTTTCAGAGCACGGATGGGACCGGCGCGCGGTTTTCGCTTCACCGATCCGTTCGACCATTCCAGCAGTGGCGGCAGCGGTGTGCCGGGCGCGAGCGATCAGGTGATCGGCAGCGGCAACGGCATCGCGACCGAATTCGCGCTGGTCAAACATTATGGTGCGGACACCGAACCGCGGCGGATCACCCTGCCGGTGCCGGGCAGCGTACGGGTAGCGGTGGCGGGCATCGAAACGACCGCGTTCACGCTGCTGCCGCACGGGATCGCCGCGCTCGATACACCGCCGCCGGCGGGCGCGAGCGTTACGGCGGGTTATCGGTTCGACGTCGCGGTGCGCTTTGCCGAGGATCGGCTGGAGGTCAATCGCGCAAGCGTGGCGGCAGGCGAGGCACCGAGCGTGCCGCTGATCGAAATCAGGGAGCGTCCTTGAAATGCTTGCCCTCGGCATTGATCGCCGCGTCGCAGCGCGCGATCAGCGCGGCGAATTCCGGTTCACCCTCGATCACTGCCTTGCCCTCGCTGACCACAAAGCCGCGAAAGCGCGCCGTTCCGCCGTCGGTTGCGAGAAGGCCGACATCGCCGCTGACCATCGGGGCCATGCCGCATTTGCTGATCTTGGAGAACTGGGTGCCGCGGCCCTGACCCAGTTTCGTCTGTACCACCTGTTTCGCGTCGCGGAACAGCGGGGGATCCTGATCGCCCGGCGAACAGCCCGCAAGCAGCCCCACGCCGATCAATAGTGCGCGCATCCCTTTGGTCCCCCATCCAGCCAGAGCCCAGGACATATCAATGATTGCACCCGAGCTTGCAACGCTGGCGTTCTGCTGGCGACTGGAGCGCCGCGACGGGATCGCGCTGGGCTTTACCAGCCATGACCGCGATCTGATGTTCGGCGGGCTGACCTATCGCGCGGCACCGGGCATGCGGCCATCGGCGATCGCGCGATCGGACGACCTGGACGTCGACAATGTCGAATTGACCGGCGCACTGACCAGCGATGCGATCACCGCTGAGGATCTGGCTGCCGGACGCTGGGACGGCGCCACGCTGAAGCTGATCGCGACCGACTGGCAAGACGCCGGCAGGACCGTCACGCCGCTGGTGCGCGGCACGCTGGGCGCGGTGGCGGTCAGCAGTCGTGGGTTTACGGTGCAGCTCGACGGGCCAACGGCGGCATTGGAGGCCGCAGTGGTCGAGACCATAGCGCCGGAGTGCCGGGCCGAGCTGGGCGATGCACGCTGCCGCGTCGATCTGGCGCGGCATCGCCGGATCGTCCGCGTGCTGGCGCTGGATGGCGCGGTGGTGACGACCGATGCGGCAGAGCCGAGCAGCGACGCCTATGGCTTCGGCCGACTGCGCTGGATCGAGGGGGCGAACAGTGGCCTTGGCAGTGCGATCACGGCATCGGCGGGGGTGACCCTGACGCTGGCCGAGCCGCCGCATTTCGCCGTGTCCACGCCGGTGCGCGTCGAAATCATCGAAGGATGCGACAAGCGGCTGGCGACCTGCGCGGGCCGGTTCGCCAATGCCGTCAATTTCCGCGGCGAGCCGCATGTGCCGGGCAACGACCTGTTGACCCGCTATCCGGGCAGTTGAGGTGAACGCGATTGTCGCGCGGGCCCGGGCCTGCGTCGGGACACCGTTCCGACTGCACGGGCGCGATCCGGAAATGGGGCTGGACTGTGTCGGGCTGGTGGGTGTGGCGCTTGACCGGCTGGATGCCTTGCCGCGCGGCTATCCGCTGCGGGGCGGCGATCCTGCCCGCTATGCCGCGATGATCGGCGCGGCGGGACTGGAACCGACAGACCATCGCGGCGAAGGCGACGTGCTATTGATGCAGACAGGGCCGGTGCAGTTCCATCTTGGCATCTGGACGGGCGCGAGCCTGATCCATGCCGATGCCGGATTGCGGCGGGTGGTGGAGATGCCAGGGGACCCCGTCTGGCCCGTGCCGGGGCAGTGGCGAGTGCTGCTGGACAATCAGGAGGCGTAAGTGGCGACACTGATCTTGACCGCAGTCGGCAGCGCGATTGCCGGGCCGATCGGCGGCGCGATCGGTGCGATCGTCGGCCAGCAGATCGACCAGAATGTGCTGTTCAGGCCCAAGGGGCGGCAGGGGCCGCGGCTGGGCGATCTCAGCATCCAGACGTCAAGCTATGGCCAGCCGGTGCCGCGCATCTACGGCGCGATGCGGGTGGCGGGGACCGTGGTCTGGGCGACCGACCTGAAAGAGGAACGCCGCAGATCGGGCGGCAAGGGGCGGCCGACCACGACCACCTACAGCTATTCGGCAAGCTTTGCGGTGGCGCTGTCGGCACGGCCGATCGAGCGGGTGGGACGGATCTGGGCCGACGGCAATCTGTTGCGCGGCGCGGCCGGCGATTTCAAATCGGCCACAGGGTTTCGCCTATATCGCGGCGGCGAGGATCAGCCGGTCGATCCGCTGATCGCGGCGGCCGAGGGCATCGGCCAGACACCGGCGTTCCGGGGCCTTGCCTATGCCGTGTTCGAGGACATGGCGCTGGGCGATTTCGGGAACCGGATTCCGCTTTTGACCTTTGAGCTGTTTGCCGATGCAGGGCCGTGACGATCGCGACGGTGATCGACGATCTGAGCGGTGGGCTGATCGAGGCGGCATCGGTCATCGCGCTTGGCGGCTATGCCGCGAGTGGCGACAGCATCCGCAGCGCAATCGAACCGCTGGCCGTGCTGATGCCGTTGTCGTTGCGCGACGACAGCGTTCAATTGCGGCTGAACGATGGTGACGAGAGCGCAACCGCGATTGCCGAAGGCGATCTGCTGGCGATGGAGGAAGGCAGCGTCCGCACCGAAACCTTGCCGATCGAGCAGCTGCCGGTGATCGTGGCGATCCAGCATTACGAACCCGTCCGCGATTATCAGACCGGGGTGCAGCGCGCGCGCCGGCCCGGCCCGGGGCGGATCGAACGCGATCTGGCGCTGGCGGCGGCGCTGGCTGCTCCGGCCGCCAAACAGGCGGCAAGCAGCTATCTCAATCGCCTCGTGACCGAGCGGACAACCCGGATGATCCGGCTTGGCTGGCAGCATCCCGCCATCGCGCCGGGGACGATCGTCCGCCTTGGCGATGACCGGACCCGCTGGCGCGTCGGCCAGTCGATGTTCGAGCGCGGCGGCGTGACGCTGACGCTGGTCCGGCAGAGCGTCGCCAGCGCTGTCCTGCCAGCCGCCGATGCCGGGCGCGCGGTGCAGCAGGCCGACCAGCCGCACGGGCCGACGGTATTGCGGCTGATCGAGCTTCCCGACCTCAGCGATAGCCTGATCAGCGCACCACGCATGCTGGTGTTCGCCGCCGGCAGCATGCCGGGCTGGCGCGGCGCGCCGTTGCTGCTGAGCAGCGATGGCGGCGCAAGTTTTTCCGCGATCGGGCCGACCGCCGCGCCGGCCGTGATCGGCACGGTCATCGTGCCGCCGGGACCGGCGAGTGCCGCGATCGTCGATATCGCGCACAGCATTGTGGTCGAACTGCTCCACCCGGGCATGACTCTCAACGATGCGGGCGACACAGCACTATGGGCGGGCGACAATCTGGCGCTGGTCGGCGAAGAGCTGATCCAGTTCGGTCGTGCCGAGCCGATCGGCGCCAATCGATGGCGGTTGTCACGGCTGCTGCGCGGCCGCCGCGGCACCGAGGCGGCGATCACCGGACAGATCGCGGGTGCGGAATTCACGTTGATCGAAGCGGACAGCGCGCGCACGATCGATTTGCCGCCCGCTACGATCGGCAGCTCGATCGCCGTGCTGGCGACCGGGATCGGCGATGGCGAGGACGGCATCACCGCGACGGCACCGGTCACCGGCGCGGCCCTGCGCCCGCCATCGCCGGTGGCGCTGCGCGTCATGCCCGAGGGCGACGACATTGTGATGCAATGGACCCGGCGGAGCCGGATCGGCTGGGCGTGGAGTGACGGAATCGATGCACCGCTGGGCGAGGAAAGCGCGCGTTATCGCCTGACCATCACGCCCGATGCGGGGCCAACGCGGGTGATCGAGACGAGCATCGAGCGCTGGACCTACAGCGCGGCGGCGCGTGCTGCCGATCGTGGGGCAGGAGCGACCCGCATCGTCGTGGCGGCGGCACAGCTCGGCACCTGGGCCGCATCGCGCGCCGCACACATCACCATCAGCCTGGAGGCATAGCCATGGACACCACCGACCGTCATCGCCTGCCGCTGCTGAGCGCCGGGCAGGCGCAAAAGGAACTCACCCACAACGAGGCGCTGACGCTGATCGATGCCGTGGCAAACAGTGCGGTCGAAAGCGCGACGCTCGACGTGCCGCCGGCTGCCCCTGTCGCAGGCGCGTGCTGGATTGTCGGCCCGTCCCCGGTCGGCGCATGGGCGGGCCAGGCAGGGGCGCTGGCGCTGTGGACGCTCAATGGCTGGCGCTTTGTTGCCGCAGTCGAAGGCATGCGGGCCTATGTGAAGGATGCCAGGCAATGGGCCGAGCGTATCGGAACGGTGTGGCAGACCGGCATCGTGATCGCCGATCGCGTGCGCATTGGCGGCATCGACGTGCTGGCAGGCCAGCAACCGGCTATCGCTTTCCCCGCAGGCGGGCCAGTGATCGATGCCGAGGCGCGCACGGTTCTGGCGCAGGTGATTGGTGCGCTGCGCGGGCATGGACTTATTGCAACGTAACCGAAACTTCACAAGGAAGATGAGGCTTTTCTGCAACAGTTGGGTGAATTGGAAGCTTGCACGGGAACGGTCGTTTGAGTAGGGAGTTATCCGCTGTCCTAGCGACAAATATGAAAGGGGACTGTTATGCGGAAGCTCGCCATAGCCATGGCTCTTGCCTCCACCGCAATTGCGACGCCGGCTCTGGCGCGTGATAAGCAATGGTATATCGGTATCGAAGGCGGCGC